AGAATCAAAAGAACCAGCAGTAGATAATTTAGAAATTGCAAAAATTAAATCAGATGTATCTGATATAAAATCAGCTATGAATGAGGTTATGCAGATCGTAGCAGAAAAAGAATCTGTAAATAAAGAGATCGCAGACGCAGATGTAAAAAAGAGATTTAAAGAGATTGAAAAAATTGTATTGCCTTTTTTATACAATTTATCAAAGTCTAATGAACCTTATATACATTGGCCTAATAGAGGACCAATCATTAAGGCTCAGATGGACAAAGTGTTAAAACTAACCAGGGGGTAAAAATGTTAGAAGTGAAAGCTCATCATAAAGAACTTAAAAGAGCAGTAAATGACGCCGAAGAATTAAGAAGAAATGATAGAAGTTTTAAAAGTTGGTATGAAATGAAGACCCTAAAGAAAATCAAACTAAAAGCAAAGGAAAAACTAAATGCAACTAAGCAAAAACTTTTCGCTTAAAGAACTTACTGCTTCTCAAACAGCAGATAGACATGGTATTAGCAATAATCCAAGCGAAGATCATATGGATAACTTAAAGAAACTATGTGATAATGTTCTACAAAAAGTAAGAGATCATTATGGCAAAGTGGTATCTGTATCTTCAGGATATAGAAGTCCTGAACTATGTTTAAAAATAGGTTCAAGTGCGAAATCACAGCACGCAAAAGGCCAAGCCGCGGATTTTGAAATCTTTGGCGTGCCGAATGCTGAACTAGCAAAATACATCATTGACTCGTTAGATTTTGACCAGCTTATATTAGAGTTTCATAATCCAGAGGAACCTAATAGTGGTTGGGTACATTGCTCTTACAAGAATAAAGAAGACAATAGAAAACAAGTATTAAGAGCATACAGAAATGATGAAGGTAGAACGGTATATGAACCGTATGACCCTAGTTGAGCTGTTGAACGTCTTAATGATGACAAAAAAATAGAGCAAGACAAGATTATACAAATGTACATGATGAAAGGCACGTAGGTGCTTGACGGATCTTGTAAAGTTTGATATAATGATTATATAATATTTAACGGAAGGTATATTATGGCGTTTAATTATGTAGAACTGAATGAAGAAAAACTACCTAAATCTTTAGGTGTGAAAGGCAAGAATCAAAATGGTATTAGATATTATACTATTGATGGTGTCAATATGCCTTCTGTTACTTCCATTCTAGGTGCGATTCCCGAAAGAAAAGTAAAGATAGAAGGTTGGCGTAATGCAGTTGGTGAGAAGATGGCTAACTACATATCTGCCTCTGCTACAAATAGAGGTAAGGCAACCCACACACTAATAGAAAATCATTTAAGAAACCAAGATGAGAAATCTATGGGTATCACAGCTGTGACACCACTAGGTCTGTTTAGAATTATTAAACCTTATCTTGCTAGACTTGATAACATACATTGTATAGAAGAATACCTATACTCAAAAGAGATAAGTGTTGCAGGTCAGGTTGATTGTATTGCAGAATATAAAGGTAAACTATCTGTAGTTGATTTTAAGACCTCTACTAAACAAAGAGATGAAGACTATAACTATGGTAACTTCTTACAATGTTCAGCATATGCTAAAATGTTTGAAGAAATTTATCCTGACAAAAAGATAGAGCAAACGGTTGTTTTGGCTGCCTGTGAAGACGGGTTTGTACAAGAGTGGATACATGGTCCTGAAAGCATTGCAAAACACCAAGAGCTGTTTTATAAGCACACTAAGGAGTTTTTTGAGAGAAATAGTATAAATAGTTAAGTGAAAAAACTATTAGTAACTATACTCGGATTAGTATTATTAACTAGCGTATCATTTTCAGAGGAAGAAAAAGAGAAGTACAATTTTTACTGGGACAATGTACCAGTTGTTTGTGCAGCTCCCGATGAAATAGATCGTTGGGCATATAATAACGGTTTTACTCCTCTCTCTATGAGTTATGGTAAAGAGGGTGGTAAGCCAGATGGTGTTGTAGTTTATATTGTAGTTTATTATTTAAACAAAGATAACGGTGAAACATTTGCAACCGTTAGCACACCTACTGGCAAAGACGTATGCGTAGTTTTTAGGACATTTAATTTACAATTGAATCCTGAGATCATGGAAAAATACGGACCAGGACTCAATTTATAGAATTTAACGTAGAAGGTATGATAATACCTGGAGAAGACCCGAGTGCAATTCTCGGCTACTCCACCATCTAAACAATGAAATTTAGGGGGTAGAGTTAGGATCGATTCACAGATAAAACATACTGGAGTTAAATGGTTGACTACCTATAGTCATTTATAAACGCAAATAATAACTTTGCAATGGCAGCTTAATCTGCTATAAGGGTTTGCCTGTACCTAGTAACAGAAACAGGCTTGACAAATAAGTATATTGTGATATAATATTATTATAAAGTGAGGTAAATTATGGCAGATAATTACGATAGAGATTCACATGAGCAAGATATGACTTATGAGAATGAGCAATCAATGGTTACAATACCATTAAAAGAATATGATAAGTTAAAACAACAAGGTCAATACATAACTGATCCTAGTTTAATTAGTATCATAGATAAAATAGAAGAACTAACAAGAGCATTAAGAAAACACATAGTAAGAAAATTTTAATGTTAATGAATAGTAAAAAGTTTGGTTTAATTATTGAAGGTATTGTAAAAGAAAAGCGTATTGGTTACATGGACGCAGTATTAAAATATTGTGAAGACAATGACATAGATACAGCAACAATAGGTCCTTTAGTAAACAAATCATTAAAAGAAAAGATAAAAATTGAGGCAGAGAACTTAAACTTGGTTGAAAAATCAAGCACAGCGATCTTACCTATATGAATAGTTATGAAGCATATACCTTATATCTTGCTATTAAGTTGCATTTTACTTCCGATACTTATGATTTTTACAGGCATAACGCCAAGGTAAATTCAACATTTAATACATTTTTAAAACGTAATGATAGGTTTTTCTTTCATAAACTCACTACTAAATATACGAGGGAAGAGATGTTAGAATATTTTGTAAGTAACTTCTTTCATAATAGCAAAACATGGATAGGCAATTTAGTTAGAGCAGATGGCGAAACTACATACAACAAATGGCGAAAGTATAATCAATCATTTACGTACAATTTTAGAAATGATTGCGTATTGCTTCGTAATGTCATTGATGGTGATAGGATTCGGTTTGATGATGTTTTCAGCGTTGATAGTGGGCAGCATCCAAGATTGCTACGATTATTGTTGTCGGAACAAATTTCAATTCAAAGTGTTATCATACTTGACAAAGTGTTGGGTTTTGTTAAACGTTGGGATAAAGAAATTAAAGAAACTATTATCTGGCCTGAAAAATCATTTAAGTTAAAGAAACTCAATCCGTTTATCAAATTCAACTTAACAAAGTGTAAGTTTATAATGAAAGAGGTGTTTGTATGAGCGAAGAGCGAAAACTAACCGAAGAAGAAGTTAGAGAAGAATATAGACAACAACGTAAGGACAAAACATTTGCCTCATGTTGGCCTGCTAATAATGACTCGTTTTATGAGTGGTGTTCAGGTTACCTAGACTATCAACATATAACAAAAAAGAATAGAAAGAAAAATAAATGATAGAAGAATTATTGAAAGACATAAGAGAATTAAGAAATGAGATGGTACAAAAGAACTGGCCTGCTCAAAGATTAAGCAATATCATTTTAAAATATGAAATGAAGTTACAAGAAAATAAACACATATATACAACAGAGGAACTTGTTAAAGCAACAAATAAGATATTAGATGAGTGATGTATTTGAAAGTGTAATAGATGTAGGTAGTGGTTTTATATTAGCAGTACTAATACAACTACTAATATTTCCTTTGTTTGATTTACACCCTAGTATATTTGATAGTATGGGTATCGCATTGATATTTACCGTAGTGTCAATGACTAGATCAGCATTATGGAGAAGATACTTTAGAAAGAGAAGGACATGAGTTACTTATTAACAAGAATAGCACTATATGGTGATGTTTTACCTTTGAAATTTAAATTAGATTATAAAAAATTTAAGGAAGGTTTAAAATTATTTGATGATAAATGGGTACAATACAATCCTAGAAAAAACATTCCTAGATATGGTTTAAGTATTACTAGTTTAGATGGTGGGTTTTCTGGCAGACCAGATTTAGATTCATTAAAGGAATATAATATAGAACATAATGTATACCTTGACGAACCAGATTTTAAAACTCTAACACCTATGTGGCCTTATGTTGAATCAGCATTATCAAAATTCAAAAATCATTTAGGAAGAACTCATATTATTAAGAAGACAGCTGGTGGTCAATTTCCATCTCATAGAGACCATTATGAGAGAGAAAATAAATCGTTTAGGTTATTTTTACCAATCTATAATTGTAATCCACCATTTAATTATTTTATTTTAGATGATAAAATTTTGAATTTTGAACACGGAAGAATGTATTTTTTAAATACTTGTAAAGAACATATAGTATTTACAAGTGGTCGTGGTGGCAAATCTGCCTTTGGTGCAGAATATGTATCAATGTATATAGTAGCAAATGTTAACCTATCCGAAGAAACAACAGACTTGGTATTACATAATATGATGAGTAGTTAATGTTATGGATAGATTTCCTACTGCTGATGAAAGATGGCCTAGACAAGGTATAGTTATGACAAAGAAAGTTTTTATTATAGGTAATGGTGAAAGTCGTAAAGATTTTGACTTGACAAAGTTAAGAGAACATGGTAAGATATATGCTTGTAATGCTTACTATAGAGATAACCCATTGCCAGATGTATTGATCGCAGTTGATAGCACAATGACACACGAAATATATCACAAGGGTATTGCTCATAAGATACCTTGCTATTTTAGAGAGTGGACTAAATGCCCAAACTTTATGTATCAGACTATGAAGGCTGGGTTTCTATCTACACAAGGTAAACAAAAAGAGGATAAGTTTATAACAAATGGTGATAGTGCATTACCAATTGGCGATTACTTTGTTATGAACTCACACACAATCAAAGGTGAGGCAACGATAAGAAAAGAAGACGGCACGAAGTATAAGAAAGATGTTGATAATACCCATATCTATTGCTCATGGATAACAGACGGCGATAAAACACAAGAATGGGAAGACCCAGGATATCATGCTGGTGCTACAGCAGGCCATGTTGCATGTAAGTATGATAAACCTACCGAAGTCTATATGATAGGTATGGATTTAAGGTCAGATACAAAATACTATAATAACATTTACAAGGGTACTAAAAACTATTCATCAGCACACTTTGAACCTACACCTACAGGTATATGGGAAGCAGAGTGGTTACGAGTATTTAAAGACAACCCTAACGTGTCGTTTTATAAAGTCAATAAGTCAGATGACGATAAACCTACTAATAAAGAACTATTGGGAAATGAGAAGAATTTAACATATATCACACAGGCACAGCTGCTTGACAGATTGGGTCAAAAGTGATATAATTGCTAAATGAATGTAAAAAAGTGTATAAATAATATTATATTTACAATTAAATATACATTAATACAAATACGTACAACAATATATACAAGGAGTATAATACAATGTCAAGTGCATTAGAAGCCCTAAAAAAGTCAAAGTCTAATTTTGACGCTCTAACAAAGAAGTTAGAAAATACCATAGAACAACCAGAAAAGAAAAACAAGTACCAAGACGATAGGTTATGGAAACCTGAACTAGATAAGTCTGGCAATGGTTACGCTGTAATCAGATTTTTGCCTGCTATTGAAGGTGAAGATATGCCATGGCAAAGAGTCTGGCACCATGCGTTTCAAGGACCAGGTGGTCAATGGTATATTGAAAATAGTTTAACTACATTAAACAAAAAAGATCCTGTGTCTGAAGAAAACACTAGATTGTGGAATACAGGCATAGAAGCAGATAAAGAAATTGCTAGAAAAAGAAAAAGAAAGTTACAATACTATTCTAATATTTTTGTAGTATCTGATCCTAAACATCCAGAGAATGAAGGCAAGGTGTTCTTGTTTAAATTCGGTAAGAAAATCTTTGATAAGATTACCGAAGCAATGAACCCAGCATTTGAAGATGAAAAGGCTGTAAACCCATTTGATTTTTGGGAAGGTGCAAACTTTAAACTAAAAATCAGAAAGGTAGATGGCTACTGGAATTATGATAAATCTGAATTTGAGCCAGTCAGTAAATTAAAGGATACTGATGATGAGATTAACAAGATTTGGCAATCTCAATACGCTCTAAAGCCCTTCATTGATCCAAGTAATTTTAAATCTTATGAAGAACTCAAAGAGAAACTTAATAAGACACTTACTGGACAAAGAAGTACCGAGTCAGTTGAAGATATTGATCTCCCACCTGCTAGTGATAGCATACCAACGTCTTCTAACAGCTCGGTAGAGAAAGTTGAATCGTCTAACGAAAGCGATGACCTTTCGTATTTTAGTAAATTAGCTGAAGACGATTCGTAATCTATCTCTCTCACTTTCTCAATAAGGGTGGCCTTCGGGCCACCCACATAAATGTTCTCGTTTTGTTCTCATTTTATATACCATTTTCACGCTTGACAAAAGCCGTTTTTTATGATATAGTATTACTATAACTCAATAAAGAGTAAAACTATAACTTATAAGGAGACGGTATGATATTACCACCAAACCCGATTATTCAAAAAACGTTTGATTTTTTGAGTAAATCAATTCAACAAACTTTTATTGCAGATAAAGACGATAAAGGTAATCTAATAAACGCATTTGATAAAGAAGTTTTTATCAATGAAAGAATTAATAGACCAGATGTTTACGATATGCTTAAAAAACAGGCAATCGCTTGTTATGCAATCTATGGTTGGTCTTTTGGTCAAATCACATTAAGACAAGTTAAAAGGTACAAAATCGGTGCTACATATGTTTCATATGAAGTAATTGATGGCGGTCATAGAGTAAGAGCAATTAGAGAATTTATTGCTAATAAATTTAACTTACCTGCTTGGGCAGAACCTGTAACTATAGACGGTACTGAATATGAAGTTGCTAATAAATTCTATGATGAACTAGATTCAGTTGTACAACAAAAATACCAAGAATACAAAATTATGTTTATGATTTATGATGAATCATTATCTGATTTTGAGGCAGGTATTGTATTTAACTGGCAGAATAAACAATCAGACCTAAATGACATTGAGAAGTTTAATGCTATTCAAACTATGGTAAGTAATTACATAAGAGAGAGAAGCAGAACATTAGACGATGGCATGGTTAACGTGTCTGGCTTTTCAGATAAACATAGATTGTTTACTACTGAAAAGGTTAAAAATAAAAACTGGCCTGTTGGGTCAACAATAAAAGAAGAAGACAGCAGATTAAGATTTCAATATATCTTATCACAAATTGTTTTTTGGTATTCTTCTCTTAATGACAAAAACAATAAACCAATAAGTCATACCAAAATAGATAATCCTGCTTACACATGGGATACTATTAATATTCAACTTAATAAAGAAGATGAATTATGGAAGACTAAACAAAAAGTTAGAATACAATCCATTGAAAGTATTTTAGATGAGTTGTTTAAAGTGTCAAGTGCCTTTAACAATTTGTCAAGTACACCAATGAACTATCTACTTTTAAGATTTGCATTTATATTTTTACATGAGTTAAGATGTATGTATGGTGTGAATGATGTAAAAGTTGATTCATCTAAATTTGGTTTGTTTTTAAACAATGTAATTTCTGAACTTAAAACAAAAGAGTTATCTTATGTAGATTACAAAGGTTCTAAATCAGATGACCAAAGAAAAGATACGGCATTTAAATTACTATTTGCATTTGCCAAAACAATGAACTTTGTTGTTGCTTCAAAAGTAATTGATATTGCCAGAGATGGTTCAAAAACATTTAAATCAGTTTGGGATAAAGAAATTGATTTAAAAAAATTACAAGACTTCGGCGTGACAATAACGCCGAAGACAAGTCCTAATTCAACAGACAAAAACAAAATGTATGTTGAACAAGGACAAAGTTGTGCTTTAGATGGTAAATTTTGTAAACTTGAAGATATGGATTTTGCACATGATATTGCCAGAGCAAAAGGCATGGGATATGGTGCTCAAACTACAGATGAAGGTGGCAAACTCGTCTGGAGAAAATGGAATAATATGATGGGACAAATGACCATTGATGAGTTTAAAAATACTGACACTTTTAAAAACAAAAAAGAAATAGAAAGTGCAGAAAGATTGAAGTCTTACGGACTTTAAAAAGTTTTTAAGTGGTCTTCAGTAAGTATTAGAAACTTCATGTTTCGCTTGTGACACCAGGCATACGCTGTAGACCACTTTCTTCTATTTCTCTCATAAGTAATCAACGCATTTTTATAAGTACGTGTTTCACGTAAAGGTTTTTTAGGTTTACGTGTTTGTTTTTTAGGTTTAATCTCTACAATAAACTTTTGATATGAACCATCTGTTTTTCTAACTTTCATATAGAAATCAGGATAGTATCTATGAGGTCTATTATCTACTGAACGATACGATATTGCTATTTCTTCACTACCCCATTCCAACACACTTCTATTTTTATCACAATACATCATAAAACGTTTCTCCCAACTTGAACGATAAATAATGTTGTTTACATTGCCTTTGTATTTCTGTGGGTTCAATGGTTTAAATATACCTTGATAGGGTCGTTTATCTATATTCTTCAACTTCTTCATAAATCTATTTATTACCAACATAAATAGTAATATGGCAAGCGTATTTGACACTATAAAACAAAGAGCTGGGAATGCAGATAAATCTGCTACATGGTATAGAACACAAGTAAATAAGATTGCTAGTAATAAAACAGCAGGTCAATTGTTTAGAGAAAACAAACTAAATAATCGTCCTAGTGTAGGCAGACTGAACTTATTTGGGTATAACCCTAAATTTAGAAAGACTTTACCATATTATGATGTGTTCCCACTTGTTTTACCATTAGAACCAATATCAGGTGGGTTTATGGGTATGAACTTTCACTATCTACCACCAATGTTGAGATTTAGATTATTAGAACGTATGCAGGCAACAGCGACAGATAGTAGATTTGATAGTAAAACAAAATTTGATGTAAATTATGATGATGTAAAAAGTATTAAGATTGTAAAACCAACAATCAAAAAATATCTGTATGCATATTGTCAAACAGGATTTTTAAGAATAAATGCTGATGAGGCTGCAATTGCGATATACTTACCTGTACAAAGATTTAAAAAGGCAAGTGACGCTGTAGTTTATTCAGATAGTAGGAAGTTTCTATGATTAAAACATTATTAATATCTGCTCTAGTAGCATTTTCATATATGTTTACTTTTTATATGGGTTATGTATTTGCAGTAGAAATATTTGAGTTGCTATGTTTAAAAACTGAAGTATTAACACAAGGTCTATAATGAGTATAATAAGTGTAGGTAAAAGAATAGGTGATTTAGATATTAGATTAGGCATACCGCCATCTAAACCACAATTCAGCACAAAAGAAGCCAATAGAAGAATATCAGCAAATAACGCTTCATCTAATGCTAATTCTGTTTACAATGTATTCAGATCAGGTATAACACAATCAGGTGGTTTTGCTAGACCAACACAATTTATGGTTACGATTGATGGTCCTAAAGCAGTAACGTTTGGCGATACGTCAATATATATGGATCATATGGGTAGATCACAGGCTGCTCGTATGGCAAGAAGTGCTAAAATATCAGCTGCAATAAAAAAGAATTTACAATTAAGAATGGATCTATTCTGTTCAAATGTATCTTTACCTGATAAGACTATAACAGATGATGTAAATGAAACATATTATGGTCCTAAAAGAGCATTTGCTAAAAATGTACAATTTAATGAAATAACATTGGAGTTTTATACAAGTATAAATTACGAAGAACGATTATTTTTTGAGGCATGGCAAAACAGCATAATTGATCCTATATCGCATAATGTAGGTTACTATGATGATTATGCTACACCATGTATGATTACAATTACACCATTGACTAAAACATTTACAGCAGCTCTTGCTAACTTTACACCTACTGGTGATGAAAGAAATGATAGACAGCAGTTAAGAAAATCACTAGGTGACACATCTGGTTTCTCATCATATCAAGTACAAATGTATGAAGTTTGGCCTAAAACAATTGCTGCTACACCATTGGCATATGACGCTCAAAATCAGATTATCAAAACTAGTGTTACATTTACATATAGAAATCATGCTACTACAGCATGGAACTTCTTACAAACAGGTAGCACAGCTGATATAACAAAAATTGATAGAGAAGAATATAGAACTAATACGACAGCGATACAAGGTAATCTATTAGATAACTTACCTTTTGGTATAGGTAATGAAATAGGTAGAGCAGGTCGTAAAGTATATGAAACTATTAGAAGGAATTTGCCTATTGGGCGAACAACGGGAGGACGTGTGTTCCCGAAAGGTCTACCAGACCCTAAAATCATACGTGATTTATTATATTAATATAAGGAGTTAAATAATGAGTTTATCATTTTTGAGAGTGCCTGAATACGATTTGACTTTATCAAATAATGTAAAGGTAAAATACAGACCATTTTTAATAAAAGAAGAAAAAGTTTTATTAATGGCTGTAGAGAGCAAAGACGAAGGTGAAATGAACAATGCTCTAATTAAAATTGTTCAACAATGTACATTATCACAAATAGACGTAACAAAGTTACCAGTATATGACTTTGAATATCTTTGGTTAAATATACGAGGTAAATCTGTCGGTGAAGTTATACAAATGAAATTGAAATGTCCAGATGACGATACCGTTTCTGTTGACTATCAATTAAAATTAGAAGATATTAAACCTAACCTTGATAAGAAGGTTGATACAAAGATTGAATTTGAAAAAGACTATGGTGTGATAATGAAAATACCTACGATTATGCAGATTGCTAACAAAAAAACAATGTTAGATTTGTCTTTTAATTTAGTTAGGGATTGTATTGCTCAAATATACAATGGTGACGAAGTACACGAAGCAAATGATTTATCTGTAGAAGAACTTGACGAGTATGTTGAACATTTAACTACAAAGCAGTTTAAACAGATAAGAGAGTATTTTGAAAGTTTACCTATTGTATCACACCTGATTAAGTATAAAAATCCTAAATCAGGTAAAGAGTTTACATTATTGTTACAAGGGGCGTCTGATTTTTTTCAGTAACCCTCTTGCATGAAAACCTGGAGAGTTTGTATCGTACTAATTTTGCATTAATGCAGTACCATAAATACTCTTTAAGTGAATTAGAAGATATGATACCATGGGAGAGGGAAATATATGTTGAAATGTTAATGCAACATATAAAAGAAGAAAACGAAAAGATAAAAGAAAAACAAAGAAGAGGATAGAAATATGAAGAATTTTTTAAAGAACATGTTTACAACAGGTTGGCAAGGTTTTAAATACGGTGTCGGAACGTTATGGCATTTCTTATCAATAGAAATACCAGAATTAATGTCAAACTGGAGATTAGTACCAAGACTATTAATGGTCGCTTATGGGTGGGCATTTTTAGATGTAATCAATTGGTTTATGGCACTAGAGAATCCTACTAACGCACAGGCTGGGTTAGTTTCAGTTGTCGTTGGTGCTGGCGCAGGTTGGTTTGCAATCTATGTAAATGGTAAACCATCTAAAGTAAAACATAAAGAACAAGACATAGGCTAATAAATGGCAGAGCAACAAGTAAAGTTTAAAAAGGTAACACCTAACTTCAAAACCATCCTTGAAAAACAAAAGCAGATGGAAGATGATGAGAAGTTTGCTATATCTGATTCATTACAATCATACATTGATGATATACAAAAAAATTCTGGTTATCAGAACCAGGACAAACTAGAAAAGGCAGGTATTAGACAAGAGATTATTAACTTTGTTGATAATTATACTATCGCTGACCTTGATAGTATCAAAGGTATGGATTATGATGAAGCTTTACAATTACAGAAATCTACAGACAAAAAGATAGACGAAACTATAAAGACAGGTCAATTAGAACCTGAAGAAATAGAGTATATCAAAGCAACCGTAGGTGAAACTAACAAAAGATTAGGCGAAGTGCTAGGTGTATCAACTAGATTAAA